AATCAGAGTAACCACTAACCTCAAATCCGTTTTCTATCGCAGAATGAGTCTCATGTATAGGAGTAATCTTTACGATAAACTTATCTTTACAGAACAGGCTTGATAGTTTATTGGCTTCTAATATAGTTTGGTTCGTAACCGGGAAATTTAATGTGTATTTTCTTCCTTTTGGCATAGGCAAAAAAGACGCTATTTCTGATATTTCGGCTAAAGAAAGGCTTTTACCATCAAACAGTTCTTTCCGCTGATTATCATCGGTAGAATTAATAGAAAATTGAAGCCCCGCTTCTCCATGATATACTGAATTTTTGATATTACACCACTCGGATAGGAAAGTAATAAGATTTTTATTACCTTTTGGAAGCATGGTGGAAACAACCGGGTGGATAGTTTTTGCTTTTAAGCCGCACATCCATACAACTTCTTTAAGAATCATCGAAAATGACAAGACATCATGATTCCATGTAGGTTCACCCATTCTCGCAAAGTGCACGTTGAACCGTTCTGTTTCCCGGACGTTCTCATTTTTTATGATAGTTCGTATTTGATATTCAAGATTCTCCATGGATACATTACCATGATATCCGAATTTCGGAACATCACAAAATTTACAATTCATCGGACATCCTTTTTGAGTGGAAATGGTGGCCACCCACTTCTTGCTCAAATCTACTTTACTATTGACTACTCCATGTATTTCCTTATGAAGCCCCAAAAAATCAGCCTTGATGTTGTTTTCTTTGCCATAATCCCCGACTGTAAGAAACTCTATTTCTTTTTCGTCATTAACATAAATCTTGCCTGTATGCGTGTTTATCACTCTTTCTTGCATAAATGTACCTTCTTTTTTGTCCATTGCTTTTTTATTTTATTTCCTCATTAATGAAATCCTTCATCTCTTCATCGTACGTCCCGCTGTCACGCTGGAGTTCCAAACATTTATCCTTGGAAAAATTGGCCTCCCTAGCTATATTAGCGGCCATAGATGGTGCCCTTAGCTCGACAACGAGCATCTGTATGGCGTACCATACGCCTCTGCAAAAGTCTAAATCGTTCATGTTGTTATATTTGCTCTCATCATAGATGAATGCATATTTCAACTATGATGAATGTCTTTCTTTAGAAAACTAAGTATATGTTGTATAACCTTGATAGTCCATCCATTGCCCAATAAACGGTATATCTGCGTATCAGAGCAATCCCATTTGTACCAATCAGGAACGGTTTGTAGCCTAGAGCACTCGATCGGGGTCAATCTGCGGATAGATGATGTCTCCACTAGGGTCATGCCATTAGCTTGTGATCCTTTATATGAGGAGGCCAGTAATGAGTTCGATTTTCCGTCTTGATCTTTCAAGTTTCTTTCTTGTCGTACACTAAGTATGGCATGGCTTCTTCCGCTCATCTCGGCTAACAAGGCCGGACATTGTCCATTCGCGTCATATACCCTGTTTTGTTGATATGGCTGGATACCCCCGCTTTCCTTACTCTCATTTAACTGGATAATCTTATGGAGCACATTGTTCTGTTCCCATGCGTTTGACGATAAGGTTGGTGCCTTGCCATGGAAAACATTACCCTTATTATTGCCCCTAGGTCTTTGCAGGATCAAGTCCATATCCGAATGGTTTCCTGCTCCATGGCCTCCAGCCAAGAGACATGAGGCTTTGGTTTGATCTCTCCTTAACGAACCAAAAGTATTGATGATT